GTAAAGCCGTCACATCATGACACCGCCAAACTCGGGACACAAAAAAGCCCGACTCAATGACCGGGCTTTCTCTATGGTGTCGCGCTGAAACGGCTGAACCCGGTCCCGCGACGTTAACGCCTGATGTAGTCACCAAGGACAGATGGATCTGCGTGGCCGGTAAACATGAACCAGAAGGCCCACACCATGCCTAGGAGAACCGGCAGGAAGATCACAAGGGCTATGGCGTTCTGAACTGCTTGGGGTAATACATCGCTTGCCCGGATCAGGTGCGGTGCCGCAATACAAAACACAATAAAGCCACCAAATAGGTACCAAAGATTCATCGCTGCTTATCGTTCCAACCATCAACTTCCGAAGAAAACAAAGCCCGACACAATGGCCGGGCTTTTGATGTCACTCCTCAACACGCGCAGGAATGACAGGATTGGGATAATTTCTCTCACTCTCTCAGTGATGTCAATAGGTAATCACGCAGCTTCTTTTGTCAGCAGCCCTTCGGCCTCAAGGATCACTCGAACCTCGGCCAGCGCATCATTGGTCATCCCGTTCAACTTCGCCTTGATATTGTCGCGCCAACGATAACGGGTCGACTCAGGCGCAGCGTCTAAGTCCCAGGTATTCATATCGTAGAAGCTGTCCGGCAAGATGATCACATCTTCGGCAACTGCCTCGGCCTTCTTTCTCTCTGCCAAGCCAGCAGACAGCGCAGCAGCCACCATCGTTTCGCACCGCCAATCTGGGGCATCCAACGGAATCTCCACCGAGACCGAGCGCGGGCCTTTCCGGCGAGCACCCTTGAGCTTTGGAATAGCCCACGTTGTGACGGCTTTGTAGACGAATAGCTGCGGCGCTGGGCTGGAAACCATCGGGATGATGGCTGAAACCGCCCGGACCTTCTTCGCCTTGTTGGTGCTGTACTTCGCCACCAGAACATCCCAGTGCCGTGGGATCAGCAGGTGATGCAGCCGAGCTGACAGCCAATAATCCACCTGGGTACGGTCCAGCCCATGAGACTGGCCGCCCAACGAGGCAAGACAGCCGCCCTCTTCTTCCGCTGAGTTGTACAACTTCTGCCATGCCTGGCCCTTTGCAGCACCCTTCTCACCCGCTGCCAAAGCCGCAACAACCGCCCCCGAAACGCTGCTATAGATCATGTCGTCCCCTCAATCCCCGGTGTATTTCGATCCGCCGGCACCGCGGCGATTTGGTTGCTGGTATTCATCAACGATGCATCGTGTCGACTTTGTTCCTATCAATTTATTGCACTCCCGGCGAACCATCCGACCAAGCTGGACGACCAGGTCTTCCATCAACAAGGGCTCCAGTGTTTGGGCATGTACAAACCCGGATGAGTGACAACCAATGCAGTCGAACTCATGAAACACGCCTTTGATTAACCCCTTTCCGGCACATGAAGGGCATTCGGTCAGCGGGATCAAACTGCGCACAAGGGCGGGGCCGTGAGTCTTTTTATCCACTTTTAAACCTCGCCCTTAACAAATTGCGGAATTGACTCGCAGGCCGCGCTATTCAAGGCGTCTACGAGGTTTTGCGAATCTTCATATCTAACGCCTGTCTGCTCGTGGATCGCCTTGAAGCCGCGCTCATCTAACCAGTTGTGCCACTTCACCAAGGCCAGCCGACGCTGTTCCTTGGCCTGCGTGTTGATGTAGGTGGAGGCGATCTTGCCGAGGGAGTGGTTCAACAACATCTCGCCGATGTGGCCGTCGACGCCGAGGTCCGTCCACGCGGTGCGGGCCACCTTGCGCAGGTCGTGACTGGTCCAAGCGCCCTGCCCCAGTCGAGTGAACACTGCACTAGCCTGGTTATCACTCAACGCCTTGCCTCGACGGGACGGGAACAGGAAGGGGCCTTCGTACCCTTGGGCGGCCTGAAGGTCACGGTAGCGGCGCAGCAACGCGCAGACCTGATCAGTCAGCGGCACCCGAAGCTCGGTCTTGCTCTTGGTGTGCTCGGCCGGCAGGAACCACTCACGCTCAGGCAGCGCAATGTCGGCCCAGCGGGACTGGCGGGTTTCGCCGATCCGCGTGCCGTGACACAGCATCATCAGGGCCAGCATGGCGTCACCGGGCGCGCTCTCGAAACGCTCGGTCAGTTGCTCCACCAGCTCGGGCAACTGAACATCGCGCAGGCGGGCGGGCTTGGGCAGGATGCGGGCCGTCGTGAAGTGGATGAACTTGAGTTCGGCCATCGGATTGGCCGGGATCAGGTCCAGCTTGCGGGCCTGCCGGAAGGCCACGGCGAGCAGGCGGTACAACTGCTGGACGTACGACAGCGACAATTCTTCCTGAGCCGGCCACATCAGCAGCTTGTCCAGGGTCTGGGCGTTGACGTCGCGGATCAGCAGATCATCCAGGCGCGGCTTGAGCTGACAACTGATGGCCGACTTTCCGGCTGCACGACGCTTGTCGGAGAGCGCACGGGAGCGAGCCATGCGATCACCAAACCAGTCGAGCAGTTCGCCGACCGTCACCCACCCGGATACGCTGGCAGCGCCATCGGCCGCCACTCGCAAGCGCACGGCCGGTAACGCCGCAATCACCTGTTTGGTGGAAAGGTCCGGAAAGGCGCCGATGCGGTGCCACTGACGTTTATTCAACAGGTACCAAGACCCGCGCGCGCGATTCTTCGCGTAACGGAAGTGCAGCGCGGGATGGCTGGCATCACGCAGGTCGCGCACATGCTCAAGCTTGGCGTTGCGCTGAATTTCGGGATCTGACAGCTTCACGGTAAGGGTCTTGATCAGAGCGCTCAATCGATCGCCTCCGGCTGGTCGAAACGGTCTACCACCTCGAACGTTGTAGGCCACATCCATGCGCCATACCGATTGGCCATGGCCTCGTCGGCGAACAACGCCAAGGCATGGTCTGGTGTACTGCTCAGATCCATTTTGAAAGAGCAGCAGAACACCGCGAAGCGGTAGGTGGACGGATCGGGAACAGCGAGTCGCTTAGAGTCCATCAGAACTTTTCCTTATGGCCATAACGGCTGGCAAGATTGGTGACTTTCTCGACTTTCTTCGGCTCAACCCAGCCAGCAGCGAGCTGTTCAAATCGACTGTATTGACCAATAAACGCGGTGCGCACGGTGCCGGTTTCGATGTCCCGGCCCTTGCCGATAATGATTTCAGCGATACCTTTGGCTTCGCTGTTTTCGTGGTAAACCTCGTCGCGGTACACGAACAGGATGATGTCCGCGTCCTGCTCGATCGCCCCGGATTCACGCAGGTCGGAACACAGTGGGCGCTTGTTCGGGCGCTCTTCGCATTTGCGCGAGAGCTGACTGAGCAGAATCACCGGCACGCCCAGCTCACGGGCCATCAGCTTGGCGCTGCGGGTCATGTGGCTGACTTCTTGTTCGCGGCTAAACGTGCGCGAATCGGAGTCCATCAGTTGCAGGTAGTCGATCACGATCAAATCCAGACCGTGGCGGCGCTTTTGACGACGAGCTGCCGAACGAATCCGGTTGATCGTCATTGAGGCGCGGTCCGAGATAAACAGATTGGAACGCTTGATCTTCCCGGCGGCGCCCATCAGCTCAGAGCCATGGGTCTGTGGCGCCTTGCCGCTTTTGATCAGCTGTAGCGGGATACGACCTTCGGACGCCATAAAGCGATCCATCAGCCCGGTTTTGTTCATTTCCAGACTGAACACCATCACGCTCTTGCTCTCACGGATGGCGACATGGGACGCGATATTCATGGCTAGCGTGGTTTTGCCCATCGCTGGACGACCGGCAATGATGATCAGTTGCTCCGGCTTCAACCCTTGCAGCTTCTCGTCCAGATCAACAATGCCCGTGGACAGGCCGTCAATCTCCTCCCCGCGATCAGCCCGGGCCTGCAACACCTCGATGTAATCATCCAAAATGTCTTCGGCCTTGATGACCTCGGACGTGGCCGACTGGCTGTCGATGGCCAGCGCCTCGGTGTGCACTGTCGCGACCTTGTCCGCCGTAGGCTGGTCGCTATGGGCTATCTCGGTGATGCGGATGCCCAGTGCGATCATGGCCCGATCTAGGCTGCGTTCACGGACCGTTCCGGCGTAAGACGCGGCATTGGCAACGCTCGGGGTTTTGCTCGCGATCTCGGCGGCATAGGCAATTGCGCTCACGCCTTCGGACAGCTCACCCAGATAAACCCCAACAGTCACAGCATCGACGGGCTGGCTTTCACGATGCAAGGCCAAGATGCCGCGATAAATATCCGCGTTGTCCTGAAAGTAAAAATCCTCGACCGCCAGGTCTGCGCTGAGCAGGTCGATCAGCTCAGGACGTAAGAGCATGGCGCCCAGTACGGAGTGTTCCGCCTCAAGGCTGTAGGGATCACGCATTGTAATTACCCTCGACAACCTTCACGAAGTTGCTCGGGGCGATCAACCAGTCGAACGTGGCACGGAACGGCTTGCTGCCGTTGCGGCCTTCAGCCTTGCCAGTCAGGAAGTGGGAGGACTTCACCATCGTGAAGTAATCAGCCCAGAAGCTCAGGTCGCGGTGAACTGCGCTTTCGCAGCGCCACCGATGGCAGCTCAGGAAGAGCCAGGTGGAACAGGTTGACGATTTCTTGATACGGGCAAGATTCCAACGCCGGAGCCTGACGAACGATCTTTTCAGGAAGCGAGTCGATCAGCTCGGGTTGACGCTCGGCGTCGACGACTACTCCGTCAGGAGTAGTAATTGTATTTCTTTCTTTTATGTGTGTAATTTCCAACACAGTGGCATGTATGTTTTCTACACAGTGTGTAGATTTCAACACGGTAGCTTTTTGGTCTATTTTCCACTCGTTTGCAGGAAGGAAAGTGATCGGATCTCGGCTACCGCCATCACGAAAAATAACCCGCTGACGGATCAGGGAATTGATGGCCCGAGATACGTTTGCACGCTCTGTGTCTGCCCCTTCGTCGCCGTACATCATCTTGGCGATGTAGAGCGCTGCAACCTTCACAGAGTCCTTGTTGTAGCCCGCAGTGAGACGGTGAACAGCCAGAGCGACACGCAGCTCACGGCCAGAGAGGTCTGCCCCTATCAGGGCTTCGTACAGGTCATTGTCCATCCGGGTGAATCCCCCGGTATTACGCGATTGGATTGGAACGACGTTGGTCATGCTCGTACACCCCCGACCAACGACGCCTTGAGGTGATCCAGGCATTTGCGACGGAACTCGCTCTTGGATTTACGGGCGTACTGGCAACCAATCATTTGGGCGGCGTGTATCGCTGCTGACTGGTGAAAGCTTTTCTCGCTCGGCACGCTTCCGGAATTAACAAAACGTGTCGCGACATTGATCGGGGTATTGATTGATTCGATGTGATGGTTCATTCTTGCCTCGCAATGTTTAGCAATGGGCCGACCTCGTACGTCGGCTTTTTTGTGCCTGAGATTCAGGCGATTACTTTTCCGCAGACGCGACCTATCCCGCCGACTGAGCTATTGCCCTCAGCGTTCAATGTCCCCGCGCGTCCTGTTGTGTTGCCGTCCATATCCTTTCCCCTAATGGTCTTCCTGGTGCGAGCGGCTCAGTTGCCGGCTACGCCTTCATTGCTCATCGGCCCCCGCCGATGTGTTGCTTTGTGCTGCGGTATTTCTACTGGATGGATCAACAGCTGAATCAACGTGGCTATGGGTCACCCCATGAGCAGCGGATAATCCAACTACTCGCCCAGTTCATCCCAAGGAAACGACGGGCAAAGTTTTTCCTTCGTGAACGCACCGCTAGACAGAGCCTCAGCTCGTTTGGCGACAATTGGAGACATGCCGTGCTTCCCTCGAACCCAGCCGGAAACAGTGCTTTGATCGACCTTGAGCTTTTCGGCTGCGATCTCCTGGGTGCCAAAGAAGGCAACGAGGTCTTTAAAGATGGTGTTCATGCCGCCCCTCCTTATGTGAATACCCATATCCTAGAGCATGGGCATACCACTTTGCAACGATATGGGATCACCAGTAATAATCGAGACATGGAATATAAAGAACGAATCAAGGCCGCTCGACGGCATGCCGGCTTGACCCAGGCCCAGCTAGCGAAGCTTGTGGGCATCGATCAGGCGTCTATTTCCGATCTTGAAAGAG